ACCTTTGTAGTGAACTGAAATAAAAGGATTATCATCAACTAGACTTTGTATAAACTTCTTATGAGTTTCTATCTTTCCTTCTTTTGCTGGTCTGTAGTATTGTGTGTATGTCCAATTCTTTGAAGGGTTACAAGTCAATAGTATTTTAGGAATCAATCCGTATTTATCTAACTTATACCTTATCCTTGAGTTTACTATGTTCTTAGCTTTCTCTGTAATTTGATTAGCCTCATCAATAAAAGCTCCCGTAATTTCTAATGAACCAAGTGAATCATAATTCGGGTCTGCTGGATAGTGGAATAAATCTTTCAACATTATCTCACTACCATTGTAAAACTTTATGATATTACTCCCCGCATTGAAATTAAAATGTTTACCTGTAATTACATTCCATTGCTGACATATCTCAAAAAATGTGTTTAAAGTAGTTTTCTTTAAGTTGTCTAATTTACTTCTTCCCATTAAATACCTAGTTCCGGGATATTTTATACACATCAGTATTAACCAACTACATCCAATATAAGACTTACCTCCACCCGCTGCTCCACCAAATAACAAATCATTTGTAGAATTATCTAAAAGATACTTTATTGCTTGTCCTTGAGTCTTAGTGAATGTTGGATTAATATTCAACTCCATCTATATTGATATTGATTTTAATAGGTTCATCTCCACTTGTAATATCTAGTTCTGATTTTTCAATATACCCTCTCTTCTTTCCTTTTGTCTTTAAATAGAATATTGTAGCTGATGTGTTCCCCTTCTCTATTTGATTATGTAATTGACTTTCCGCAAAGTCTAAAGCAATATTTTCAATTTCCTTTACCTGTTTAGAAAACTTACTATCCTCATTCATCCATTTATAGAATGTACTCCTAGGTAAGTCTAATTTCTTACATGCTATTGTTACAACCCCTAAAGATGCCTCAAGAGCCTTAATCATTGATTCCTTTTTTATGTGCCTACTATTGTCCATTATATTCCTTTAAATTTATTTACAGCATAGAATACTAAAGAGTTTCTATACCCTGTTTCATGTATTTGTTTTATAGGAGTAACTCCATGTACATTTCTCCAAGCTGGATATACTAACATACTATTGTCTGCCTGTTCAAATGTTGCATTGTAGTCCGGTACATTTAAGCATCCCCCTTTACTATTGTTTCTCTTTGTTAGAATTACATTTACTGCTCCTTTGATGTTTCCTGTATCTCTATGAAAACTTGCTGCAATATTAAAATTAGATATACTCCCTGTAAATAAGTTTCCAAATCTCCATTGTTTATCTACATCTTTCATTTGTTCTACTTGACTTTCATATATATTCGGAGTCAATTCTTTTATTAGTTTTTCACTTTCGTATGCTGCTCCTAACATTGCTTTGATAAATAACTGAGCTTTCTTATCTTTATGTACTTGTGATTTGTTCGGGTATGGACGCCTCATTACAGGATTAGGAGGAATAGAACCGATTATCGTGCTCCACTGACTGCACCCCAATACTCTTGATTCTGCCCTTACATGTGATTTTGATTTGTCCGCTTCATTTGTTATCGTGCTCATTCTGTCTAAAAATGTTTTCGGCACCCTATCACTTCTGAACTCTTTATTTGCAACTGAGAGTAATTTAGATAACTTCTTAGAATACTTTGTTATGTCTTTAATGTAAAACCCTATTATCTCCCCATCGGACTCTAAAAGACAATCTTCTTTTACATTCGGTTCTATGTATGGACAATTCTTTCCAACTTTTGAATCGTGTTCTACTTTCTGTAATTTAATTGTTTTCATTTCACTATTTTATTCAATGACTTTGCAAACCCTTTTACATCTAATTTAGCTTCTGTTCTATTATTTTTTTTTACTAATTTTGCAAAAGGATAAAATTTCTTTACTAATCTTTCCGCCGCTTTACTGTCTTTTTTATTTTTATATTCATTATACAACCCTCCCTTATTTGTTCCAACATCTGGACAAGAGAACCAATAATGATGGAATTTAAGAACTCCATACCCCTTTTTTATCGTTTCCATACAGAATTGTCTATCTTGTTTCATCCCTTCTACATACTTCCATTTTATTTTCTTTACATTCATTAGAACACAAACCTCAACATACTTTCTGTTTATTGAGTATGCATCTTTCTCATACCAAGCGTGCTGAGTGTAGTTTATACCTATCAATTCAAATGGAAGTTTTTTTGCTTTCTTTAATATCTTATTCCAAATGGAAGCTCCTTTCTTAATTGTCTTTCCATTGTATATTCCGAAATTACTAACATCATCATCACAAAATATTATCCATTCTTCATTGTTTTGTTTTGCATAATCTAACATGAAATTCCTTACATAAGATATTCCCTTTTCGTTTTCTAAAATATTAACTTTATTCGGAACATCATATAAATCATATTCTTGAGGTTCTATAAAATGATAACACTCTATACCCGCTTCTTCAAATAATTTATAAGTATTTGTATTTACTCTACCTTTTGATGGAATGTAACATTTCATTATTCTATTTCAGGTTTCTTATCTAATAAGTTCTGTAATATAATACCACCTACATACGCCCCCGCCTTTCTATACATTGCTATCGTTTCAACTGCCTGTTCATAGTCTTGTGATTCAAATTCAATACAGATAGCATTCTTTACTCCTTTTGTCATTTCTGTTATTTCCTCATCTAAGTCAATATCATTTAATACAGAGTAATCAACTTCTTCTTCCGGCTGCCAAACATCCATTCCCCAGTCCTTCAGTTCTTTGTTTTCCCATTCGTTTGCTAATACATCCCAATCCCACTCTCCAAATCCTACATTGTCTTTAATAATGAATTGATTCTTTTGTTCTTCTGTCAAACCTTTTGCAATTTTTACAGGAACTTCTTTGAGTCCTGCTTCAATAGAAGCTTTGTATCTCATATTACCACCAAGGATTACCATTTCCTCATCTACAACTATCGGTCGTAGTTTTAACATTTCAGGAAATTCCTTAATACTTTCTACTAACTTCTTGAATTTACTATCCTTTATGATTCTAGGATTCTTTTCGTTTGCTACTAACTTATTGATTTTGATTGTTTTGTCCATGGTATATAAGAGATTTTATTTGTTTTTATTTTTCTGTGTTATTATATTTAAAGTCATTCCAAAGTCTATTACTATGATTTGTATCACTGTCTGGTCGTTTTACTTCCGGCATACCTTTGTACTCATCTGTGATTACCTGTTCCATATATTCATTACAACAGTAGGCATCTTTACAAACCAAGTCGGAACCTACAGATACAAACTTTACTTTGTATATATTTTTTATATCGTTACACTTCTTGCAATGAAATTTCATCTAGTAATTGTTTTGGAGTGTATATTTTTAATTTGTTTGTATAGTTTTGGAATATCATCGTAAACTCTATTTTATCCTTATCATAAGTCCATAGAGCGTTTACTTTGTTTTCTATCTGTCCTATCAATATTTTTTTAATATTCTTGAATTTCATTGAGTTGTTTTTTTATGGTCTAAATATTGTTTCTCATAAAGTAATGAAGTACTTTTAAATCCAAACTGCATTTCCCATCCGTAATCATCATCTATCATTTTAGGAATAGTCATTACCTTATCATCTAAATTTTTATCATCATAATCTCCAAATATACTTTTGTATATATGTTTCTTTTTACGACCTACTTTTTTCTTCATAGTTTTCTATTTCAAATTGTATGTGATTAATTGCTTTCTGTAAACATTCTATAGGACTATCGTGTTTTCTTTTAGACCTCAATAGATATGTAACTGCCGTTCCTAAGTGATAACTCAAATCAAAGTTGTCGCATACTTTCCTAGCTTCATATCCTTCTTTACCTCTATAGTATTCAGGAACCCTACTATCATTTTCAATTCCTCCTGTCCTAGTTTTACCTTCGTATTGGTCTTTCAAATCTGCTTTACTCAACATCATTTTAGGATTTATCATTTGTTTTGCATTATCTAAGTTCCTGTCAGTTTGCCAAAAGTGTTTACTCTTTGTGTTATCCATTTACTATTTCTTTTATACCTTCCATTACTGTATTAAGACATGAACTACAATTTGATGTTAGTCTATATCCTGTTCCGTGTATTACATTATATAATTGTATCGCCCGTTTCTTTGTTTCTATGTCTTTTGCTTGACCTGTTTTAATTCCTTCCCATACATCTTTTGCTTCTTTTATCAAATGTCTAGGTATTTCAACCATTCGTTTCACTTCCCCTTCCTTCTTCCAAAAATTGTCAGGACATTCCATTACACCGATTGAAGCTTTTATCCTCATAAAACATCCACA